AGTGCGTCGTTATAAAACTTTGCTACCTGAGCCGCAATCCATATCGATATATCCTTGTCGATATGCCCGCGAAATTGCGCAACGATCTCCGGCTTTTCTCCGTCTATCAAAGGGAGGCGGTCAATTACGGTTATAACGCCCCAGTCCGCTTTATCACTGATTCCTTTTTGCGGATCGAATATAACCACATAACGGTGTCTGACGTTCAATGATGAGGGGTGCCTCCAAACCATGAGCTTGTTCTGGGTTTTTCTGAGCCTAAGTTTCACGTCACTGCTCCCGTATGCCTCCATCGCTTCCGGATCATTGACGAAGTGAATGTTGCTCATAATTCCCTTGCGTTTGCTCGGCTCAATGTTTGCGATCTGCGGCATCTCGTCTGCTACCAGCGTCCCGATGGCCATCGGCGGACGACAATCACTTCTTAGAGCCTCTATGTCCTCCGAGCGGAACACGGGCTTGCCGGAATCCTGGAACGCTTCTATATCGTCCGATGGGAACTCTTGCCTCATCTCGCTTATGGATGACATTTCGCCCGCCTTGGCCCGATACCAGTTTATTTTTTCGAGTGTTACCTCTTCGTTGTTCTCGAACAATGACAACTCGTACTCGCTGAGAGAAGAAACGAATTTACGGATATCCCCCTTTTTCTTCTTTCCGTTGAATCCGTAATAATCGGTAGTGATAGGTTCGCTGTAATTCGGGTTGTAAAACCAGGGAAGAAAAATAGGGGTATAGGCACTTTCACCTCTCTTTGCCCTACTGTATTCGGTCTCGAAGTAATCGCCAAGCCCGTTGGCTGTGCTCTCGTAAAATACTGCAGTCCACGGCACCAGCTTCATAGTGCCAATGATGGATGAGAGCAGGGCGCTCGTTTTCTTCATATCCGTGTCAGGATAAAAGGCCACCTCCGAGAAGTGGGCCAGTTTTGGGTTTTGCGATCGTACACTATCCGGCTTTTCTGCCGATCCTACCGTAATACGGCAGCCCCTCTCTTTGATCTCCTTTATATTTAAAGTTTGATCAAAATTGCTTATTTCGTAGCGTACACCACCTATGGGCATCATCGTCTCCATACTTCTTGTGTACATGCTTCTGATATTCTTTGCTGCATCGTTCACGTGAGCGCAAACAACACTGTTCCATCTTTTCTTTTTCACTTTCTGTATCCAGGAGAACAGCATCTGTATGTACGTCGATATGCCGTGTTGGCGGGCTTTCAATGTGATGATGCGGACAGGCTTTTCGTTCTCGATGTCGGCCATCACTATTGCGTGAAATTTCCTTTGGGCGCGGTTCATGACGAACGGGATCAGCTCTCCGGTCAGGGCATCTTCTATTGTTTCGTACATGCGGAAGTAATACTCCGGATCATACGATATCCTGATCTCGCAAATATCGATCCAGCACTTCTGCAGCTCCTCTCGGTCAAATGGCACTTTGTTGGCCCTGTATAGTTTTTCGATCGATTTATGTTTTGCGACCTGCCTGATTATGGGGTTGTTTAGCATCTGGCGCGGGATGTATATCAAAGGATAAGGTGCGTCTGTTATTGTCAGAGGCACCCTATCTCCATAACATCCTACGCCAATAATAGGATCATAAGGTTCGTTTATTTTGATTGTTCTATTGGCATTTTCAGTTAATATATGCTCAACATCCTTATCCACGTTCTTTTCCGCTTTTTGTTTACATTATTTTCGCTCTTTTTAAATCATTCTGATGTAAATAATTAGCGCGATTCCGACAAGCACTCCAAAAAAGAACAGCCGGAAATTAAATCCTGTCGTCGGCGTTATTTCCTTTTTGATGTTTTTGTTTTCTTCTCTGAGTGATTCAATAGTCGTCTTTAGATTTTTGTTTTCCAGCTCGAGAGTATTCACCTCGCTGATATATTCCTTTTTTATTGCCTCCATCTCTTTGATGGTTTTATCAAGTAGGGTTTTGCTTTGAGTGATCGTCTCACTCTGCTTTGGATATTGCCCGTCAGAATTCAATGGAGCGGTTGTGTCGTAGTTTATCGTATGCGTCGATGACTCGCTCTCTAATCGGCTTACCTCCTCTTTCGTGCGCGCTAAATCGGTTTTCAGCGCTTCAATTTCAATGGTTTTTCTCTTAAGCTCCTCGTTTAATGCGAGAACTTCAGTACTGTCAAACTTGGTAATAACCCTCTCTTGGATGATCTGCTTCGGCTTACATCCAGAAAAGACGGTTAATCCAACGATTAAAGCGATCAAGTATTTCGTATTTTTTATCATAGTAGTTAATCCTGTATTTCAACCAATTCATTTTGCTGCATTTAAATTCCATCTCTCATATACTTATCGTAAGCCTTTTGCATAGAAATGTTGTAGGGTTCTCTGCCCCACTTTTTAGCCATTTCTTTATACTTCGCTCCGTTATATCTGACTGCTACTGTATGCCAGTCTTTGCGCTTTAGAGCATCATACAATATCCGGTCCGTGTTGATAAACTCTGCCATCTGGAAGATCTGCCTGTCTTCTCCTTTCTTTGCATCGTTCCACATCTCTCCGACATTTGAGTATCCGAGTCTTTTGTAGTGATAACCCATTACTTGTCCCAAGCCTATACTCGTGCTTTTCATTGCAGATTCCGGGTTAATGGCAAATGCATCATTAAATGCAAGCCATTCCTTCGACTGCACGTCAACTTTGTTGACGCTCCATTTGCCGGAAGGTGCATAAGGCTCGTGTTTACGAAACCAGCTCGGTTCAAATTGTATAATAAGCTTGCCGTCATCATTAAAACCTTTTCCTCCAGACTCTACGTCTATGAATGCCGCAAGAGCTTCGGGTTCAACGTCTATTCTGCATGCTTCATATTTTATCGATATTTGTTTGATCTTGTCCATTGTTTTCTTCCTCTTCTTTCTTCTTGTCCGATTCTTTGAGTATCTGCTCGATGTCAATATTCTTGCCAACTTTTGACTGAATCTCTCCAATCAGTTGTTTTCTGAATAACTTTAGAAACGGAGTGTTTGGTCGAACAATCAGCATTGAAGCGCTCATACTCCAAAGCTCACATACCGCCGCAAACATGCCTATTGTTTTTACAAGCACGAACGGCGCATTTTCATGTACTACCATTTCGATCGACATTACTCCCAGCAATGTAAAAGAATAGATTGCGATTTTTTTAATAGTCTCCCGTAATGCGTTTGATAATATGAACTTCTTTAGCTTTATCGCAGCCAAAACGCCCCATATAAAGTCAGCCATTACCGCCATTCCAACTACTATAAATGTCCACATCTCCGGTTGTATAAATGTTATTGATGCCGTTAATAATGCAATAAACCATCCGTAGGCTGTGCTAAGTGCGTTGCCGAGATGCGACATAAATTTATCAAACCAATTCATAGCCTGTATTTTATTTTGTTTTCAATTAATAGTTACTTTCCCGGAAACGGGATGAACTTATTTATGATAATTTTCATTATAATCATTGATCGTATGGTCTGCATTTATATCTCCTAATAATATCCCAACTATGAAAAACGCCGCCATAGCAGATACACACCATCTCTATAGCATCACCTTTATTTAATTGAATTTCATTTAGCAATATACCATTCTCATAAAATCCGTTATATTCTTCAGGCTGCATAACAATACCTTTTTTAAGCGCATGTATCCTAAATACTTGACCATTCAATAGGGTATTACAAGGTATAATTCTAATAGGAAGCGAAGAAAAAATGCTATTCTCAAAAAAATTATTTGCCCAACTTGTTATCTCATCCTCCCAAAATTCGGTTATTGTTGCATTTGAAACATCCACAAACGGCGATTTAAATCCTCCGAGAAATTCAATATTACCACTACTATTCCATTGTATATTTCCATCAGCGATAAATCCACTTCCGTCAAATTTAAATTTTACTTTTCCGCCTGCGGCAGTAATTTCTCCTGTCTTTCCGTCAATGATAATATTCGGCACAAAGTCTGCCTGACCAGAGTAATCCGCAGCAACACCGTTTACAGTACCTCTTAACGAAATCAGTTTATCGTCTTTGAAAATAAGGTTAGCAAGGTTGGCCTCTTCCCCAATCAGAACCTTTGCGGCCAATTCTTTTAGCCATGGTATTTCATCATAATAAGTCGATAAGGTCGATTCGGACGGGTATGTTTCATCGCTTGGTACTTCACGAACGACGTAATCGTTTTTCAGTTTATACCACTTCCTGTTATCGGGGAGAGGAGCACGAACATAGATGTAATCAACGATGTTGGTATCGTTTCTGTGCGTATCGCCGGCTTTCCATTCTTTTTGTACCGGTATTTGGCCCGGCATGCCGGGAACACCTTTTGCGCTAACCCCTGTATCAACGTAATCGTTTACGGCGTCATTCCACTGCCACCAGTTCCCATTCTCCCCAATGTAGGGAGAATGACCGTCCGAGGCCATCCAGCGCACAACTCCTGCTCCACGTATTTGCATAACGGCAATGTTTACTTTTTCATATCGATCAGTTGATGTGCTGCATCTGCAGCTATCTCTCTCCATTCTTCAAACTCCATGAAGGCAGTTATATCTTCTTCGATGGACGGATCCGTAATGCCTGCTCTCTCCTTCAGTAAGGCGGCAACGGCATTGTTTAGGATGGCAAATTCTTCTTTGGGAGGGTAAACATACTCTATGATCTGACTTTTTATGTGTCCATAGTCGATATGACCGGTGAGAGGTATATTGTAACCCATATACACAACCTTGTCCTCACCGTCCTCATCCTGCTTGATGCGTTCTGTGAACCCAAAGCGAATAACCTTTCCTACTGTATCGTACAGCGAGGGTATTTGATCATACTCGCTTGTCTTGAATTGTTCATACTTTTTCATAATTGTTGTTCTTTATCTTTGTGAATTATTTCTCCATCTTTCTCGTAAACGTCGCTACCGGATATGCTCAATATTGATGTTCGGTCATAGTCAAAATCATAATGCTTGTTGCCTGACCTGTCTGTCATTACGGTCCTGAAAGATGTTACGTTATGCTCTTCCAGCGTCTCGATAAAGTTTTTAATTCTTATCGAGTTTATGATCAATCGGTATTCCTTTTCATGGAACCTGATCAATAAGACCCATCTCCCGGATCCTTGCGATGTACGAATGTCTTTCTCCCATTCCAGTATGTCGATAACATCATTTATCACCACTGACGCACCTATCCTCGGAACATCGAAAAATTTCTTGCCGTCCCTTCCTGTTACACTGTTGTTCGCTTTTATTCCTAATCGCTTTATATCTACTCCTGTCATCTTATAATATAATCTTTTGCAGTGCTTATTCCCATGTTTTAACATGCCCCAAGCTGCTGCGTCAATCTCTTTTAATCGCTTCTTATTGGTTGCGCGGCTTCTTCTTTTTAGCCAGGCCGATTTGTTTCTCTTCCTCCAGTATAAATCTCCACCCGGGTAAATCATGAATCCGAGATAACTTAATCCAAACGACACTCTGTGGATTTTCGGAACATGGGTTTTAAACCCCATTTCGGCCAGCCTTTCATTTGCCTTCTTCATGAATCTTTTAACCTCTCCCTTTGTCTTTCCTAAAACTACATAATCATCCATATATCGGATGTAGAACTTCATTCCCATTTCCTCTTTCGCCCAATGATCAAAAGACGAAAGGATCAGATTTCCTATTATCTGGCTTGGCCTTATACCCAATGGGATTCCTATATCCCCAAATCTGTTTATCGGCTCCATCATCGCATCGATATAGCTCTGATCCTTGTAGATCGATTCTAATGTGCGTCTTAACAGGTCGTGCGGGATACTTTGATAAAACTTACGGATATCTCCCTGTCCATACCATACCGTTTCCTCAGGGTATTCTCTCAACCATCGTTGCACTCTTAATGCTCCAGCTATCTGTCCTTTTCCTTTCCGGCTGGCATAGGTATCATAGATGAGATTTTTCTCTACCCTCTTTTCGCCGGCGGTGACCAACGATTGATGGTAAATGTGGTTCGGATGAAAGTTAAGTTTTGATATTTTACGCACCTTTCCTTGTACGCTTGTCATATCCTTATGCTTGTATTCATCCGTACGTATTGTTTTATCAATAAGTCCGCTCTGTATCTCACACAGATTCCTAATCCTGTTATGCAGATGCGATTTTACATAATGTCGTTTTAGCTTGCCTTTGGTAGCCGACTCTTCGGCTTTCGTCAAATTATCCCAATTATACGTCTTTCTGTACGTGTATCCTTCTCTTTTCATTATTTTCGTTGCTTGCTTCATTCTCTACGGAGCGTTCAACATCTAAGTTACTAACACCGTAATGGTGATGCCCTGAGGCTATTCACGCAAGGTTATTTTGTTTCTTCTGCATGTAGCATACGGCTACACCGATGAGGCTTTGACTGGTCGGATGCTTTCGTATGACGCACTAATCACATCCTGATAATTATTTGAAGTATGGCGGGCTCCGATGTTCGAGTTCGAGTTCGTCCAGGCGTTGTTCGAGTTCGAGCAGGCGAGACCGCAATTCGCACCGTTCTCAGCGTTGCCGCCCCAGAGCCACTTTCCAATCATATGCCTGCCACCCGGATCAGGTGGACTTTTATCTGTATCAATCCAGCAGGGGGACGCTTCCCCCTGCACCCCCTAATTTACGCGAGCATATCGCCTCCGCTGATTTCATTCACATCCCCAAAATAAGCAAGGCGGGCTCCGAGGTGCGAGGCCGAGCGCGTCCAGGCGTTGGCCGAGTACGAGCAGGCGAGACCGCACTTCGCACCGTGCTCAGCGGCGCCGCCCCAGAGCCACACCTGACCTGCAATATTGTAATAGAAGTAGTCGTTATATGATACGCCGGCTTGCACTGCATATGGAAACATAAACGCAGCCTGCTCTCCCATCGCTATTAAATTCATTTTATGTGCAGTGGTTGCTGTATTTGAAATGGCTGCACTATGGCGATGTGCGACGAAAGTTTTGATCTTTTCAAAATCTGCCATAGTGGGGGCCGATGTGGCCGGCATAAAATTGTCTCTCCATACCACTACATCGTTATTGATCGAACACATGTGTCCGTCAAATTCCCAAAACTGTCCCCACGGGTTTTCAAAGGAGAGAACCTTTACGGAGTTGCAGGTAGCCCCTGCCGAATCGAGCACCGATGATTTCCCGTCCGCTGTACCGAGACTGAGTGTTTGACCGGTAACGATAGTATATTGGTTTGTTGCTACCGCACTTCCCGTACCGTCAAGACCTGGACCCCATACCTTCGTAGCATCAGCTAGCTCACACTCCTGGCTACCTCTTTGTCCATAAGCGGCCATCATATACCATAACAGCATGTTTCTGAAATGCACTCCTGCCAGCCCGTAGCTTTTACCGTATAATTGTGCGCTATCCCAAAATTGTTTTACTGTTTTCGATCGGGTTGGTACGACATTGGGAACAGATCGTAGCCGTCCGCTTCCATCAACCCATCCCTTGAACATGCCAACATACTGAGCGGGCTCTGTCCACCCCGGGAGATCCATGAGTGACAACCATAACCGTTGTATCGTTTTGCCGGCTATCTCAACCGTCTGGATATAGCATCCCGTTCTGGGAATCTTACCCATGAAGTTGGCGTTAGCCAAAGCTGCTACCGCACTTCCTGTCCCAGGGTCAACGGCCGGTGATCCATCAGCGAAATACCGGTTATCCTCTCTTGACAGCTCGGCGAAGTTTCCCGTTTGATCCATTACTCCTGCTTTCCACTCTCTTACCCATAGATTGAACATCTCCCTGTTACCACCTACGTTCACTTTGAGCGGAGTTGATGCCGGTTCGTTTACGTCAATGTAAAACGCTACCTGGTTCAGATAAAGGTCGTTATTTTTGATAAGACCTTCTTTCAGGTCTTTCATGGTTGTGCGGCCGACTGTATTTCCGAAAACACCTAAGATCTGATCCTGATCCGTAAAGTCGGTGACTAACTGCGCTTGTCTTAATTCCTTATTCATACTCTTATATATATTTTTTGTCTAAAACTACCGGCTTTGGCCGCGTAGTGGTTATGTTATATAATTGTTACTGTTCCCACATAGTTGGCGTCCGAATAATATTCGGGGCCTCCACCGATAGGGGTGTTCTTACAATCAGCGGCAGTGACGGTTACGGATTTCCCTGTGCCGCTTTTGGTTACAACGCCTAATGCATTGTAAATATCCCATGTCCAATCTGTATCGAGTGTAGGAAGGGTGACATTATTCTTCATAAGATAAAATTCAAATTGGCCGTTTGTTGTCTGGCTAACGAAATCGACTATCCTGTGTACCCTCACCTGGTATTCATCGGCAACATCACTGATATGCTGGCCATCCTGCGCAACGGGCACCCCGTTAAGAAGTAATATGGCTACATACATGCTCGCGCCCGATACATCATCCCTGGTTACCGTAATCGACGCCGTTGTATCCGGCATTTTCACCTTGTCTTTATACCACTCAACAGTATAACCATCTTCTCCAATTGTTATGTTTTTTACTCCATAGCTGGCCTGTAGAGTGAGAGTAGTGGAGGTGTTGATGGCATCTAACACAATTCTCGGCGTGATGATAACTGCATAATGTGAATCGCTGCCTGCCTGCTGGATAACGATATCCATGCTGCCAACGTAAGAGTTGATCATACCGTTGGAAATGTAGGTAAGGCTGTATCCTATCTGCTTATTGGCTACCTGCGTAGGAGATGCAATGTTATCGACGATCTTGAAAAATACTTTTCCGTCAGATTGCATCATCTTAAATTTATTATCCGTTGATGTTCTCCATCCTGTTCCATCTGCAGAGGAAAATACTATCTGAGATCCATCGTATGCGAATGTTGCCTCAATGATACTTACAGGATAGCCTACCGCACTCTTCGCGCTAAACTCGCATATCGGCTGCTGGTTCGGATCTGTCCAGTCAACAGACAATGCCCCCGAAACAATATCAACGGCCTGAAACAATGCCGCTCCTTTTCTAACGCCATTGTCTATCCTGTATATCTCTCTTGTGATATACACATCATCTCCTATTTTTAAGAAGCGTACGGTGAACGCTCCTTTTACTTGTTCTGCCATACTTCGCTATTGATTAAATTGTTTAATTCTGCTCTGCTTACAAGCTTTCCGCCGAGATTTACCGCCCATACATCCGGATCGCCAAGATGTCTTAGCTCATTCTCATTCACTATCATCTTTGTCCTTGATGGGTTAAGTCGATGCAAATGAATACTGATTCCGGAGGACTCTGCTTTCTTCTTATTTACTATTGCGTATTTCATACTTATATCATATAATAGTTTCCCGATTCATCTGTATATATATCTCCCGCCTCATCCGTTGCCAGAGAACTTGCTCCATGCGGTTCAACATCAAAGCCAACGGAGAAGTAGTTGTTATTCTTGGTCACCCCTACGCCTGTGTCCGATAGAGGAATCTCAAGGGAGGCGCCTATATTGTGTTTTACCTCCCCAGCACTGACCCAACTGCCCAGCACATTGTCATAAATGCGTGCCTCTGTGAACCACGTGATTTTGTAGTATAATTCCGGATATGCTATTGTTCCGTTTTTCAAGTTTACAAGTGCCTTGTTGTAGTATATGAGTTGGTGTGGCGATACATCCGATCCGAATGTGGGAAAACACTCGTATATTTTTTCTTCTTCTCTCCTTATAGAAAACACTGCCTTGGCGAGCTGCTTTGCATCGCGATATATCCTTGCCTCATATTCCTTTTTGCTTATCAGCCTCAGGTCGAAGTTTATCAACGGGAACTCGATAGATATTACTTCCGGATTTTTGTCGCTACCCGGTATAATAGCCGTTGGCGATCCTACTTCATAAAGCTGAAGTGTTGTTCCGGCAGGTAATGAAGTTACATTACGACTTCCGCTGTTAAGGACAAGGGAAACGGACTTCTCAAAACTTCGATCATCCTTGTAGGCATTACGATCTCCTGCCGGTATAAGGTTATTGGCCAGCATGTAATCATACAGCAATAGGTTGTCCAAAACAGGATTGTAAACAATATGAGGGGCATCAACGCTAATTCGGTACAGGTCTTCCCCAAGGTCGGTGGTGGACATTGACAGCCTATTGCTCTGCACTGTCTCTATTTTAGGTCTTCTCCAGTCCTCGAACTGTGCCTCAAATGATATGATCCATGTTTCTGTTACTGGCGTATTCCTGAATATCTTTAATGAGCCTTTTAATTCATTGTCTGCGGTAATAATCTCATACTTTCCGGTAAATTCAGGAATATCTTTTATATCAACTCCATTAAAGAGCCATTTGATTGTTTGAGACGATAGTCTCGCATTTGCATTTCCATCGGGAAATATACCGTCCTTATCTTTCACCATCACATAAGGACGTATAATGCATGGCGATACTGATCGGTCAGGCTCGTATTCATCCAGCAATGCATTAGATACTTGCACCAATGGCGAAAATGGAGTCGTACACTCGATAGAGCAGCTTATGTTTAACGGCTCAAAATCAAGCCTTGTATTTTTTACTGTACTTCTCATCTTATTTTGATATATGACATGATACTGCTTGCGTCACGGGTTGCTATTAGCGTGAACATCGTACCGGTTGATCCTTCCCTGAAATTGAGATCGTCAAAGGTTATCGTAAACTCAAACCCCTTGTTCATCCCATGAACCTGATCCCATAACTGATCGCTGTAATAGTCTCCGCTGTCTCTCTTTACATCAAGTTGACCGTATTGCGATGTGATGTCTCTGTTATATCCATCATATATAGTGCATTTGATAGTCTGTATATCGGCAGGCCCCATAGCGTATAACTCCTGATCAATCTGCATGTAACGTATCAGATTCACATTTTCACTGCCAAGATTCAGCAGTGCCCATTCCTGCGTATCCGGATCCCAGTAAACGAAACTCTTTAAGGAATAAACAAAAGCAAACCAACCGTATTCACCACCTGATGGATATCTCGCATAAAGCTCTTCCTTATAGATGGCTGGCTCTTTCAGATACTTCAGTATAGGAATCCGATCCAATCCGGGTATCTCGATCGTCTGTGATGGGATGTATATTGCCATTCATCTATTACTGTTTTACCGTTGTTACTCCATTTTTTACGCTCTGTAAGCCGGGAAACATTTCTACGGCTCTTGCATCAAGCGCCTGCGCTATATTGTTCTTCTCGTGCATTGTAAATACTGTGCTGGCGGTGATATAGGCAAGCGGCTCTATTACCTGATCGCTCAACCCCAGCTCTGCGGTCGTTTCAATATCTCCTAACGGCGTTACTACCGGCACATAAATAGCTTGTTCTACAACGTGTGTCGTAAGGTTTTTAGTAAGAGAATAGTACCTTAAGACATGTTTTACAGTCCCCGATACCTCCAACAGGTCAATCACGCATACCGGCCTTATTTCTGATCCACGCGTGTAATCGTTCGATTGTATGGACGATACCAGGTCGTTAATCATAGATGCCTCATGCGCTGCTTTCTGCCACCCCTGCATTTTGAATGAACTTAACATGTAAAAATCATCTGGCAGTTCTACATACCCTGTTCCTTGCGCAAGGTTGGGAACAAGTCCTGCGTTCTTGAACGAATTATTCTTGAACCATGATCGAGGCATCACCTTTACACACCTACGCCAGGCATCCACGTATGAACCCTCTATCTGTCTGTCCACCTGTGCAGTATCTGCCCCTATGAACATCGTGCCTGCCGGATCTGCCATCGATGCTTCATTCATGATTAGCAGCACCCTGTTTATAAATTCCTGTTTTGTCATCTCGCTCTTTATGAATAAAGGCTGTCAGCAGCTTTACTGACCACTAACAGCCTTATCAATTAATGTATGAAACAAGTTATTTGTAATTCGGAAAGATAACTCCAAGCTCTTCGGCCTTTGCCAACACTTGCGCCTTCCTTCCGATATCAGATTCGTTTACGCCATACTTGGTTGTAAGCACTTCGATAGCGTCAATCATATTCTTTACCTCAGGAAACTCATCTCCTATTCTTTCTGCGGCTTTATTTTCATCTATAGAATCTCCCACTACGCTTACAAGGACAATCTTTCTTTTCTTAAATAAATCGCTTTCCTCAATCGCTTCCGCCAGCTTCGGATCTTCAACGAACGCGACTGCTCCTGGCCCGCTGAATGATACGAACTCTTCTTTGCCGTCAACACCGACGTAGAAGTTATACTCTACGCCGGTAGTTGATTTATATATCCTGTATGATGTCATACCCTTGTTTGTTTATGCCTTAGTAACTCTAACGTGTGCTTTCGGATTCTTCAGAACAAGTCCGCAAATCTCCATCAAACCGCGCGCATCACTGTCGGCCTGCGCCGATTTTCTCAAGTCAAAGTTGGTCACTCTCCATCCCATTGTCCATTTTCTCAGGAAGTCGGGGTCAAGAATAAATCCGCTGTTAGACATACCCAAGTCATCAAGTGACTGATCATGCGTAACCATCAGTACGCCAAACTTGCTGATATACTCAGTGAATTCAATGCCGTAAACCTGTTTGCGCGTGCCTACCGATACGTTGGCTACATATCCGTTGGTCGAGCCCTGCAGATACAGATTCTCCATGTCTTTCAGTAAGCCGCTTCCAACGATCAATAGTTTACGTTTTCCGGAGTTTGTTCCGGTAAAGGCTGTCATCATGAGGTCGGTCATCTTTGCAGCGGTTACAGCGCCTCCAAAAGAAAAGTCTTTTCCTGCCTGAGTCCAGATTCCTTCAGTCCAGAACACGTCTTCGGCCTTCGTGGTATGTGCATTTTTCACTTTCTTACGCCCTTTAACCCCTTTCCATAACGAGAAATTTTGGGTACGCTTCATATCGAAAATGGCTTCCTCTTCTGCATCGCTAAAGTTCCATTCCACTTCCTTATCTGCTTTGTTGAAGATGTCGGTGATTTCAACTTGGGCGATAAACTTTTGTAAATGTTGCTCAAAGTCGGTTGGTACACCGCTGTAAGCATCGGTAGATATCTGACTTTCTGCGGCAGCACGTCCAAAACGCGTTAGCACCGTGTTAATGGGAATAGCCGGGATGACGTCTCTGCCTGGTCCGGTTCCATTATAAGTAACAACCAGCGGATTGCCTGCGGCAGATTTCCCTACAACATATAACTGCAAATTGTGTTCTGTATCAACGGTAGATCCGTCAGCTAAATAGCCTGGCACGCCGTTTACGTTTATCGTCTGTTCCGATGCGAATATGTCCTTGTTAGATGTAACGAGCTCTACCTGTGTGCTGCCTGCTGTAACGGCAGTGGTAACGGTAGCCGTAGTGTCGATGGTATCGATGGCATAATGCCTTACTACCTGTCCGGTACTCGTCTTTACGTCTTTAATATTCCTCGCAATCGTGTCAAGCACCACATCGTAGGGTCTGATCTTGGTAACCTTTTTATCAATCTGATCCAGAATCAGATTGACCGATTCCTCATCGCTCATGGTGCGGGATACGGAACTATTCTCATCAACCAACACAGCCCCACCTCCGGCAGGGTTAACCACATCGGCTGTCACAACACCTGCGTCTGCAATACCGAATATGGCAAGTAACGCTACAAGCAGGAACATCAATATCCCGCTTTCTTCCATTTTAGATAAAATCTTATTCATTTTCATGTTCAAAAAATTATGTTATTATTCAACTGTTTCCATTTCGTCAAAGAACGATTTCTTTGCGATTTGTTTTGTTTTTGGTTTTACGGGGTTCCGCGTAACGGTCCCCATTGCCGGCATATCGCCTTCGATTTTGCCAAATTTCATTTCCACTTTTTCGTTTTTGCCTTCTACGTAGCCGGTGTTGGCAGCTTCCTGAACATCGGCATCATAAGTAATTCCTTTCGCCACCGTCTCGATGATTTGATCCGAGAAATTACCCATCAACATATCCTCTGCCGCCTGTACCAATTGATACCGCAATCTCTCGGTATTCTCTTCGGATAGACCGTTTGCCTTAGCATACTCATCCACCCTTTTCATTGATTTCAGGAAATTTTCTTGCGCCAGCTTACCTTCTGCCTCCGTTTTCTTTGTCTGTTCCAGGTATTCGGCGTAGCCTTTTTCCATATCGTTTAGTGCATCCTCATCCTGTAGAAAATCTTTTCCGTACAATTTTGCAATCACGTATGCCGGATTCCTCCGATTACCGTTTTCATCAGTCCCCATGATTCCGGCAATGAGCGCCCCTAAACGCGGATCTTCCGCAATACGCTTTGCGAGTGCAGAATTTACTTCGTTTTGCTTGTCATATCTACTTTTGTAGCTATCGGCCTCAGATAAGACGTAATCATACAGGTCATCATCCGCAGGCTCTCCCTCGTAATCAGGATTTGATTCTCGCCAGCGGTTCATGACTGCATTCCTTCCTCTTGGCGGCTGCTCCTGTACCGGTTTTTCCTGCAGAATTGTTTGTAAATCTTTCTCCATTTTTTATACAGATTAATTGTTATCTGACAATATCAGACACAAATATGCAGTTTTGAAGTTTGCAGAGTGTGTGTTAAAGTAAATTTAAAATCAGATTGTTGATACATTTATTGCCTTTTTATTTTATATTTTGGTAATGTTTTGTTTCTTTGGCGTATATCACTATTAAATAGATAACCGCTATGGCGAAACTTTACATGAAGCTGGAAAAGAACAGGGAGTTCTATCGAGCATGTGAGAAGATAAGGCGAGAAGAGAAAGAATATCTCTCAACAAAGGACATAGCCGAGAGGGCCGAGAACACTAAATGCTCTTCATTTTTTATGAGCGAGTACTATATTAAGCGCCTCCTGTGGGAGATCAACACGGACCGACACAAGTTGTCAAAATTTCAGCACATCCGCGACAAACACGAAGAAATCTATGCCAGATACAAAGCTCTTCTATCTGCCAAAGACGGCAAGCCGCTTTCATGGTATGCAAGACAGATAAGCATGCAGCCAGCGCCTCGATTCTATATCGATAAAGATTATGCAACAATTTTGTATTACAAATTAATTCACAGTAATAAATATTAAAAAACTATGAGTAAACTGTTTCGTAAGATTGCAGAAAGACTGCTTGGCAGAAAAAGTGAAAAAGAAAATAACGATACGGAGAGGATCGTTAAGGAGTCCATCCCGCTTTCAGAGGCACTAAAACAATGGAGAAAAGAAAATGGTTCTTAAATATATCGTCGCAGCTCTTTTCGTGGCGGTGTACTTCATCTATGGGCGTGAGCTGGGATTTACTTCCGTATCTCCCTTCTATACTCACCTTACGTTCTCCTTTCAGCACGGAAGTATCATCCACCTTGCATTGAATACCCTCGTTTTTATTTCCGCGTTCCGGGTGATGGAACGATTCATCCGGCCAGTTGTTCTATTTCTTGTGATATATATTGTTGCAGTGCTGGCTTCCTTTTCTTCCGTTACGGATATCCCCGCCGTTGGATCGTCCGGCATGATCTATGCAATGTTCGGCATGGAGACGGTGATCGTTATATACAATAACGCAACCGGCAAACAGAAACGGTTATTCCTCTTTGCTATCATCGTGATGCTTACGGCGTCCTTTTTCAATGCCGGCAGTTCGTTTATGGTGCATATAACTTCCTACACCTTCGGCGCAATGTTCTACATGGTAAAAAGATGGAGACATCTTCGCAGACATCTCCATCCATCAAAAAACTAACTAACCATCATTAAACAGTAAACTCATCAAAAAAAGTTGCCGCCCGTTCTCGACCGTGCTATTCGTTTTTCCAGATATGCACGGCCGTCCATAAGTGCATTATCCGCCCTTGCTTTGTAAAGTGCTGCATCTTGTGCATCCTTCGTCTCCAGCCATCGGTACATAATGTAAGACACGAGGAATTCTCTTGTTTTTATACTCACTTGTTTGTTGTAAAACTGATTATAATCATCGGGCATCAAAAGCGAGAAACTAAAATCCCGATCAATCGAGAAGTCGGACTCCTCAAAGAAATACTGTTCGTCAGTCTCAGGGATGTATTGCATATATGCCCCGTATCTATCCATTACCTTCGCCTGTGCATCAAAAAACAACTCCCTGAACTTGCGAAAATATTCTTCGTCAAATACAAACTGCTCGAAGAGACTCTGTCCGTCACCTGCAATCTTCCTTTCGGCATACAGTGACGATTCCTGTTTAACTGCTTCGAGAATATGATCGTGCGAAAATATGTAAGGTACTATTATACTCATTGCCGTAACCCTTTATTGATTATTTCCATTGCCTGCGGGTTTGCCTGTGAATAGATCTGCTCTGCCACTTCTGGATTGATACCTTGCTGCATTGCCTGATTTTGCGCTTCCGTTTGATCTGCTTCTATCGATTGCAGCAGCTTGTCGGCAAACGGGAATGCACCGTTCTCGAGCATCTGCTTCAAATTAATTGCCCCTGCCTGCCAGAACTGCAATAGCATGTCGTTGATAATTTGACGGTATGATGCTGTCGATGTGCTCTCTGTGATACTCAAATCAAACGATACGTCCCGCACAAGCTCGGGATTGTACGTTATGGACTTGATTCGATTGCTACTTCCGTTTATGTTTATGATACGTTTTTCGGTGTAGTACTGCTGTACGAGTTTCAGGTTCTTTAAATCCCTCGACTCCCTTAATTCGCGGAATGATTCAAATATCTCCATAAGTGAAGAGGATGAGTTCTGCGTCTGTTGTAAATAAAGCGATGACGGCGTCCCCGATTTAGGTGCCTGTCCCTGCAGTGCTCCGGATACGCCGGACACTTCTTCCATCATTTTGATTTGAAGTGCAATCATATCCGTAATGCCTACAGGAACGGAAGCGTTTTTGATCTGTTCGATCTTGGCATTTGGCATCGTTTTAAGCGCATCGCTATTATAGAGTATTAAACCATCCACTCTCGTCCATTCATCCCGCAGCATCTCTTGTGTATAGTCATTGAGTAACTCTCTTGGTGCAACAAGAACGCCTTTGGCCGAGTTCCGGATGATAAAATCGTACAGCATCATATATCGGTTGATAAAACGTTGCTGGTCGATAAAATCACCTACGAACGGATATACCTTTCCGTTGTATTGTGGGTACAATTTAAATGAGAAGGGATGCGATTTGTGCCAATAAGGTGTTTCTCCTTCTTTCAGAACATCTCCCATCGGAGACAGGAAATAGAAATACCAGTAGTTATCAACAAACCATCTTGTTTTGATCAACCTGTAATCTTCTTCGGCTATTCCCTGCTGTTTGTATTTTGCTATTCGTCTCTGATTTTCCAGCCTTATGCGATCTATGTCTTCGAGTTCGTATTTAAAATAGTCTCCACTCAGCGTATCCCAACATTCGATACGCTCCTTACTTTCTCTTCGCCACACTTCGATGACCCTGCACTGATTGTTTTCCGGAACAAAGAAGTTAAGCTCGTTTCTTTTATCGGTATACCGTGAAGTAAATTCCTCGAAAACGCTCTTCATGCCGATGTGTCGATAAATATCGAGTATCCTGTCTCTTTCCTGCTCGTTTGTGGCAAATTTCCCCAATACGTCATTGAGCCCCATATCCCACAAAGCGCCCACAAGCCTGCAATCATAACCTCGCGGATCCTTCATGTTGTTATCTACGATAAACCTTTCCAAATCGATCGCATCCGTCCACACATCCCACCTATCCTCTCTGCGGCCCCATTCACTCCGGAATGCCGATATTCCAGAAATCAAAAGATTGTACAGCGCCAGAGAGTCAAGCCCCCACATTTTATTGTTTTGATATACATATTGAATAGTGTTCGACATTATCTCGCCCATCTCCTGGTCGTCTCTTTCTCTGGCTATACATACCGGTTCGGTTTGGTTGTTTTGGAATTGGCCTACCACTGTTTTCAGGATATTTCTGATCCGGTTGTTCTGAAGCGGGATGTTGCCCTGATTTAGAATGTTTGTCCTTTCCGTCATCGCAACGCCATCCTTCACTATCCTGTCTCCCCACTGATCGCCGAACACATACCTCTCGTGCCGCCTCTCTTTAATTCGCAATTCTTCGAGAGAATTCCATGCCGAGAAGGCATCTGCGAGTACGTCATGCCTTTCTTTGTATTCTTTTTTGGCATCACGCACCGTGTCTATTACTGCCTTTTTGGGGAAGTATTTCTTCGCCAATTTCTCGTTCACTATTCTTTGTGCCATAACTATGCAAATATGAGTATTATAATATTCACCGATGTTTGTTAGAGTTAATTACTGATTGCTGTTCAACTCTACAACTTCTTTTCTTAGATCAAAAATCATTTCTTCTGCCTGTTTCTGTTGCTGCGGATTCATCTCTTTCATTTCTCTTTCAATTCGTTTTATCTCTTTTATCCGATCATACATGGCATTGATCTTAGGCATGTTTAGTTCACTCATCACACGCGAGTATTCGTCGATTCCCATCTCGCCTTTTTGAACCTTCTCCGTATATGCTTTGGCTCTACGCCGTGATTCTATGACCTTATCGTATATATCGTAATATCTGCTTGAGATTCCGCTGGATTGCAGCTGAAGATCGTTTTTATCTACATAGAATACGCGAAGCGGCGTCTCCCGGACTTTAATATCCAACTCACCTGTTTTTGTAAAATTGTATGCTTCGCTTGCTATGCCGATTCCCTGCTCCGCTAATGTATAAAGTCCTCCAAAATATCCTCTAAGCAGGTGATTTGTTATATCCGGATTGAGGCTTATCACTCCTTTTTTCACGCCGTCACCACCGGTGAGATGATCCAATATCATAAACCAGTCAACCATGAAATTGGGCGCATAATATTCGCCTTTCTTGTTTGTCCTTGCTTTCAGGTATCCGGGCATATTTTTGTTTGCCCATTCGTTGTATATACGCGACCCCATAAAATTCGTATTTGTCCCTACTATCTGCACGATAGGACGCGCAAAGTCAGGTGATAATTCAGCCCAGCTTGTTCCGGCTGCACCCAGTGGATTCATCGGAAGAAGGTCCGAAATAGAAAACGCGATATCCATCAATACCTGTAAGATGTCTTTCTTTCCGGTATATGCCTGATAGATATCGTCTCCCATGCGGCTGAATATCCTTAGTTCTTGAGGAAGCGGTATTTTAAGGAAAGATCCGTTCGGGAGTAACACACACCAGTTATTTTGTCTTTCCCAATCAGATAGCTTCATATAACTATCTTCTCCATCATCGCCTCCAATCATCGCGGCCAACAGGGGTGATATAAACCCGATAAGCGCATACGATGAGAGGATGGCGGCCATCTTCACCGGATGCTTATTGGTTACTTTCACGATATTGCTAAGCGCTTGTATGGCGGCATTTGAGAATAAATAAAGTGGCCTTACCCATCCAGCTGCCGATAAAATGACTTGTTCGAAACTGTTTTTTCCTACGCTGGATCCTGCTCCTTTTTGGTTGAAGTTCACCGTGATGTTCTTTGCATCATTAATCGAGTCAATAATGCTTTTGCCATGCTCGCGAGAGGTAATATAAACGGATAACCTGGTCGTATTTTCTGCCACTTCGTTAAACATGTCGATAACGTCTATGATCGCTCTGGCATGATCCGCAAAGTTTTTCTTTCCTCCTTTTTGTGCTTCTCTTTCCAGCGATTTTGCCACCCTGTCAAGCTCGAAGATATGCGAGAATCCTGTTTTACCTCCATTGATCATATATTCGTAAAGATATTGATCGGATTTTTTATTCAGATCGACATTTCCTCTCTCATACCTTCTTAAGGCGTTGGCAGCTGCCGGAAGATTTCGCTGGAAGTCAAGCATAAACTCGGGCGTTTCTTTCGCAAGTAACATCGTCGTGGAATAAATGTAATCTCGCGAGAAGTTCGTCATGACAAAAAGAGGATTTCTGGTAGTGAAGTTGGCCGCCATGTTCCGGGTTATGGTTGAAAAGAGTCCCAAGTTATTGGATATATCTTTCCGGTTTGCTCCGTTGATTGCTTTTGCAATAGCCGGGTTTGCATTGATATAAACCGTATAACTTATGCCGTTCTGGTAAACTCGTATTTCATGCTGTTCTGCCTGTTTTGGTTTAATGAACAGATCGCCAATATCCAGCCTTGCTCTCCCCTGATAGGCCATACCCTCCTTTTTGAGCTGCTGCATCCTCTCCTCAAAAAGTTGCTGGTTTTGAAGATAGGTATCAAGGTCTTCGCTGTACGGTGCAGATTGTTGCTCCCATATCGGTTTTTCTTTTGTTCCTACGTTAACCTTCCACGTTTTGGTGGCAGACATCAAGCCTCCGTTTTCCTTCTGGGCAAGCCTTAGGATAGATTGTTTAAGGGTGTTTTTGTTGCCTTGCACTATGGCTGAGTGAGCCATCTGCTCAATAAAGGCGAACGGGCTTTCTGCTCTCGACCTGCGCCCTTTGGCTCTCACCAACGGAGCAGTAAAGAATGTTCCCATATCGGGTGTATAGTCCCATCTGTCCTCAGCCGTTTCCTTGTCGTGTCCCCGAAGTGGAACGTAATATCGGTATCGATTCATCAGATCGTCATAAACCTCTTTGTTTATCATGCCGGTTTGGTACTGCTTGGTCAGCGTCCAGTGGGTTGCGTTATTGATCGCCGCCCACAATCTGTTGATATCCTCTTCTCCGGCCTTATTCTCAAAGCTGTCGATGAACATCTCTGCCGGTTGTCCCAACTCTTCTTCCAGTGCAGTGATACCCGCGTAATCATTCGGAAGCGATTTGATGAATGCGGCTCTCTCGTCTTCCTCAGCCTCCGGATGATTGTTTTCCCATTCCTCTATGGCGGCATTGCGCATGTATTCATTGCGTTCGATACCGTGCTTTGCGAATACATAGTTTTCGATATCACGGTATTTAAACCCTTTATTTACGAGTGCGCTGACGGCAAGTGTGATCGGATGTTGGTAACTGTCTTTGAATATTTTCAGCTGCGAATCGTTTTTCCCCTGCAGGTGTGTTGCCTGCTTGTAGAAATCGTTGTATTCTGCTATCTCGACACCGTTTTTTCTTAAAAGATCGAGAAAGTCTTTTACCGGCAAAAACGTGTCCTCCCACGCCTCGCGGAAACGGGTGAAAAACCGATCATATTTCACATCATACTCCTTGCGAAGATCTTCCGGCATTTTCGATCCTGTACGATCTGCGACATCCGACACGCTAAATAATGGTTGGTTAGGCAGCTCTCTCTGTTTGAAATACCAATCGCTTACTTCGCGCGAATAATCCTCCAGGCTTTGTCCTTCTTTTTGCTGCGGCATTGGCGCATAAGCCGATTCCGCTATTCCTCCGGCACCGGATACTCCTCCATAGCCTGAAAGAACAGTTCCGTCCTCCTGTTGTGGCTGATAGGAGACTTCTCCCGGCTGATTAATTCGTTCGCCCTGCGGTATGCCTCTCTGGTTATTTCGTAATGCATCCGCATCCGATCTTCTCCCGCTCCGTATTCGAGCACCACTTTTACTAAATTCTCCTTCTGTGACATAATCTAAATATTTTATGATTACCGGTAAAATGATATCTGCTTCCTTTATTTTTGCAATATCTCTACCCGTGAAAATTCTCCCGACGGCAAATGCAAGCAATTCGTTTACTTTTTCCTCTTTATCGAGCTTATGATAGTACGCATGAAGATTTGCGTTCAGAAAATTATCGTCGAGGTTGTTTATCAAAGGTACTAATAATTCTTTTTTGTCCGATATCCACGCATGAAAATTCTCATGCGCCCACACTTCTGCTACATTTTTCGCCTTATCGAGCGAAGACGAATTTAAGTATATTACACCATTAAAGAAAACTCCGTTAAGCTTGGCTTTGGTTTTCTCGGCCATGCTAAGCAATTCACTGTCGGCCCCCATCATCCGGAGGGATTCAAATACGTCTTTTTTTGTTGGGAGCACTACTGTGTCAACCGATTTCCTATACCTGCTCTCCAGCTCATCGACCATATCCGAAACGATTTTCGTCTTTTCCTGTGGCGTTTTTGCGGCGTTAAGAAGGGTGTCGATATCTTCACTCATCTGCGCTATACTGAATAACGGCATCCCGTTTTCGGCATATCCGCGCATATCGTCCGTAACAGGAATAGACTGTTGCGCTCCTGTTTCCGGCAATTCGATGGTCTCTATATCTACGCCGAAAGGTTTGCTGATTTTTTTTACGACGCTCGGAACGATTTGGTCATAAAACGCCCTCATTCCTTCGCCGCCAACTTTCAAATCATCGCCACGAAAATCGCCACCCCCTTCGTTGATCGCTTTTAAGGCAATTTCTTTCCCTACATAGTCGGAAAGGTTTTCTTTTGTCGCGGTTGCTATATTCTCAAGCTCTTGCCCCCCTTTTGGAACAGCCATAATGGAATACTGCCCGTTCTCTTCGTCTATAACGATTCGATCCACCTGCTTGCTCAGATTGTACCTATCGGCCTGTTGCTCTCCCGTTGTCCATGCAATTCGGTCATAACCGTTCTCGGCTGCATATCGCATCATTCTGCGGAATGCAAGGGTTATCCATTGGTCGGTTTTTTTGAAAGGCATATCTGGCACCTTATATCTTTCGGAAATGATTGAAAGCTCTTTCATTTTCTCTAACACCTTGCTGTCCAATTCTACATCATCAAGCGCTTTCTGATAATCCGAATTTGCCTTGTCGTATTCCTTTTTTATTTCCTCCATTCTTTGCTGAATGGAATTATAATCCTTGTTATTTCTTACCTTTTCAAGCTCCCTGTTTAATTGAATATACTCTTTATTATTCCCCAATAACCATATTTCTGAACCAAACATCTTCTGTTCCGTAGATCCTGCCCCGACGGGTAGGCCTAATTCATGCCTTCTGTTAATAGCTTTTTCAAGATTTTTATTCGATTCTTCTAAGGCTTTTTCAGCCCTCAATACATCTTTATCCTTCCCTGTTTTAAACCCGTGTCTCTTTCCTTGCTGCGCCCAGTCTGATTGTATCTCTTCCAGGAATAAAATTCTCTCACCGTTTGCTGTCCTTTCATCGAAACGGATGTGTGCAACGATATTAGGTTCATCGAAATGGAGTGAACGGAATTTTTCATCGCTTATATCTACATCATCGTTTACCAAATCAGAAAATTCACGACGTTCTGATTCTGTCATTTTCTCTTTTGCTCTTAACTCTTCATATCTTCTCCTCTTTTCTGATATTTTATGCGGCATTGTCAACAACAATTCGTTGTATTTTTCGCCACCAGGAAGTACGTAATAGGAATATTTGGTGCTATCTTCTCTCGATCTATCTAACTCGCTAAGTTCTTCATAAACAAGATCCTCGTAGTATAAGTCCATCGCATCGAACATTTTCTTATAATCACTATATCCGTTTTTTGCAGCTATCTCGTTTAATATATCTTCATCAGCATCACCTTTATAATATTCATCCCATCGCTCGATCGGTTCGTCAATACCAAACTTTTCTCTCGTAGCTATATCGGCATTGATATAAATATCTTGTTCTCTTTGTATAATTTCCCCCTCAGTAAGTGGTTCATTTTTTTCTTTCCTTACTTCACTTATTTCGATCTTATTTTGGTTGATCCAGTCCTGTATCTCGGCTTTTGTTACCGATTTACCGGTGAAGGTTTCATCCCATCCCATCCAGTCCAACTCGGCCTGTTTAGCCCCGTTTTTCAGCAGCATGGCTTTGAATTGTTCGGGTGTACCTTTCTCCTGTTTAATCTTCTCAAGCGCATCTTCAACGGTAGAATAATATCCGGCTTCATCAACTACATGGAACATTAATCCATTGTAAGTAGCACCCGGAACGTTTTCGGATTGACGCGGCTCATATCCGGCTTGTTCATCAGCAAGTAGCCCTAATTCATATAGACTTTCATAATTATTGATGATATCGTCATCTTGCTTTATCGTTATCACATCGAGGAGGTCGGCTCCGACGATGTTTAATGCCTTTTTGATCCTCTTAAAGTCCAACTGAATGCCGTTCGTAGAAAGGATGACGTTCTCTCCGTGTCTCCCTACTTCTTCGAGTAGTATTTTGTTTAGCTCATCTGTTGATACGTTGCCGTCGATAAGTACATACCTGTTGATATTATTCGCTCTGTCAATAATCAGGGCATGAATCTTATCTACCGTTCCGCGTTTTTGTTGGCTTAATAACCGGGCAACGTCAACCGAACTCTTTATTTTTTGTTTTTCCGAGAACGGGGTATATAGCATTTGCCTGTCAAATGAATAAACATCAACCCGGACGGGTTCACCCTGAGCTGGACCTCTTGGCGTATCGATCGTTGTGCGCGACCATTCTGAAAATTTGGCATATTTCCCCGAATCAAGGTTGATAATAATTGACGGCATAACCGAGATGCCAAGTACCTCGCCAAGCTGTTCAAGGTTTCTATGCACTGAAATATCCTGAACTGATGGCTCAAGCTTTCCGGACGGATGGTTGTGTACCATCCACATCTTTGTTGCTCTGAAGTCTTTTGCGGCAGGAGCTATTAATTTAGTATCTACGATGCTCGATGTGGATGATCCGGTAGTTAGATATAACACACGGTATTCGCCATTATCTTTCGCAAGGACAACAAACACATTTTCCGATTGAGCCCTTTCAAGATTTTTAAATAGAAAAGCAACGTCGTTGGCGTCTGTTATCTTAACGGGTCCCGTTAATGGATTTCCTACAAAATCCAGGTGGCCTCTGTTTATCAGAAGCCGCTCCATGTTGGTTATTCTATTATCGATGGCCGGATCGTAACCCGCTTTCCGTTGTACGTCTCTTGTTTCGGGGTCAGCACCGAAGGCTTCATCTCTTTTTGCGGATACATCACCGTTTTCTTCGTCCCAATTGATTTGGAGGTTGATTGCTTTTTGCTTTCTTTTTTCATTTGGTTTATTTTTTGTAAGAGTTGCACCTTTTTCGTTAACAACTAAATTATTATCACTTGGTCTTTCCCAATTTATTCCCTGCCTTTCGAGTAATCTTCTGGCGGCTTGTGTCGATTCATTGTCCGGATGTCCTTGTGCCGTTGCTATGAGTAATTCTGTTCTGGAGGGAGGACGTATCTCTCCCTTCGCTACTTTCTCGGCGTATTCCTTCCTTAATTTTTCTCTTCGCTCATTATTCTCTTTCATGTCACCCATTACGCGGCCTATATTTTTTTTCTTGTTGGCATCGTCCTGAATGTTCATGTGTAGTGCCGGCTCTGACCCAGCCATAAATGGTGCGCCATTCATAGATAGATATTCCTCTTCTGTTATTACCGGAATATTTCTCCTTTGTTGTTCCCCCTCAACAGTCTCTTGTGCCTTCTTGAGAATATCGATTGGCTCGTCCTTATTTTCTTTTTGTTCAACCGATTGTTTTTTAATGTTTTCTTTTTGATTAACCTTTAAAGGCTCTTCCTGTTCTTTTTGTTTCTGATTTACAGTCAGTTTATTCTCTTCATTTAATAAACCATGCTGTGATTTTTCACTTGAAGTTGTCTGTTTTGTATAACTTTCAGTATTAACCGTTTCATCAATGTTCGCCATTTGTCCTTCCGATTCATCTATCCATGCCACGCTATTAATCGGAACACGTGCAGAATACACATTTTTTCCGCCGGCATAATCTTCGGCTATCATTCTGGATGGCGTGACAAACACTCCGTTCGTTATCGGGTAGGATGAATATACTGTGATCTGACCACTTTTTAAAGCCTCTGCCATATCGGCTGCCGTGAAGTCCGGTGAAGCTTCATCTCCGCTTTCAATTAATGGCGAGAACGCTTCCTCTGCCGTTAGAATTTCATTTGCCGATCTGATCCCGGTATGGATATCGTCCTTCATCGGATTTGAGGCCTGAATGATGGCAAACTGTTTCTTCTTCAGTTCAGCATCAGCCTCTTTTATTCGTTGCTCAAGAGATTTTGAAGGTATCTCTTGTGTGATTCCAGCAACTCCCTCAGCGTTTTGGCCTCTTCCTCCCTGATCATTTTGCCCATATCCGATTGGGCCTGCAGATTCTTCTGGTGTCTCTGCTTCTCTCTCATCAGTTCGATCAGCTTCTTCTGCGCCTTCGTTATAGCCAGGGCTATCCTGATCTCGTCCTTCTCCATCGGCAATGACGGATCCTTCTCCAGCATCCTGTTGACTACTTCCAACTGCTCCTGTCTCGTCATAATCATTATTATTTACTACAAATTTATAAAAATATTCGTAAAATTCATCCTGTGTTACCTGATTAACATAATATTCTTCTATTTCATACATTGATACTTCGTCAACTTCAGCCTCCGACATTAGTCCGCGAAGTATTTCGTTTTGCGATCTTTCGTTTGGATCAATATCCCATGCGCCGCTCATGGCTACTCCTGCCTGCATGTCTAATTCGTTAAAAATCTGTTCAAGCCTGCTTTCATTAATATCGGATATCATTTGACCTTTCGAGTAGTGAGTATAAAGCACATCCAGCACCTCATCCAAAACATCCATAGTATCCACATTATGAAAGCGGACACCTATTTCGTTTCCACCGCCTTTTGAGACAACATCCTCCCATACTTTGTGCGCAAAAGCTTCGGGCGTTAAAGCATTTGTTTTCGCAGAACCTAAAAGCCCTATATATTTTCTTCTTTCCTTTTCTTTTCCTTTCATCCCGAGATGACTACCAAAACCTTTTGATGTAGGGGTATCGGACCATAGAATACGTTGCCCGTTGATAAGTTCTCGCATGATATATTCACGCAAAGACTGAGGTTCTCCCCACCATTCTTCCCTCTGTTTTGGCGTCATTTTTTCAACCTCTTGCCGGATAGCTTCTTTTTGTTTTTCAATATCGCTCAGAAAACGATCAACATCAGTCATGTTTTCGTCTATTTCCGCCTGTTCTTGTTGTTCATCCTGTCGGCTGACGGTGGTGGTACGCTTTTTATTTGGTCTTATAGCTTGTTCGGGAACATCTACGGGCGATTTTGTCGTTACGGATTCTTTTACCGGCTCGATCTTCACTTTTTCATCCGGTGTTGCATTGCTGGTATAATCTTGATATACTTTTTGCTGCGATAACAGATTTTCTACAAGATCATTCTGTGCAATGTTGAACGGATCGGCATCCAGCTTCGCCTGCTCTTTTTTGATCCTCGCTTCGAGATTATCAGACATCTTTTTGGCAGCCTGAATCGCTCTGTCTTTCCCGTATTTGTATTCAAAATATTTAATATTCTGCTCCGGCGTCATCCGTGATTGATCGATTTGACCCTTATTTTTCCCTTCCCGGACGATCGGCAATGATTGCATGAATGCCTGCTTTTCTGCATCGGCCTCTTGTCCGGATGATTGTTCCGTCTCCTCTGGTAATGCTATTTGTCCTTTTGTTTCTTCTTTTCCCGTTTCTGTGACATTTTGCTCTATCTGTTCGGCTGGCATACCCTCATTTTCGGGAATAATTTCTGACATTCTGTCAACTTCTTCCCGTTTAGCTTGCTCTTCCCGATGTACTCCGATGACATTTACCGACGGTACTTCTTTCTCGTCGATAACGATAATACCGTTATTTCTCAGGCTCATATCATCCACCGTGCCGGTTACGATATTGCCTTTTTCATCGGTATAGTCCACTTGTACGCCGTTATCCACGCCCCGAAGATTGTCCTCTTCGATAATCATTCTCGGCTCAACATTTACGGGTGCAGGAACGCCATCGACCATAACTTGATAATTCCCAGATTCATCAACATTGGCAATTTTCCCTATTAATGATGTATTCCCGCCTGATGTAAATCTTACAGTTTCTCCAGGCTCATATTGTCTGACCTCATCGTTTGCCTGCCTGTTAACCACCTCAGCTGTTTTCTCTGCCGTAGCCTCTTCTATTGCCTGTTCAGCCGGAACATTTTCAATGATATCTACAAACTTCGGATCGATGACTTGCCTCTTTCCGTTGCTGTCAGTGTAATAAATTTCTCCCGATTTATGTGTGTCGATAGATCCGTCTTCATGCAAAACAATATTCCCTTGAACAAATGTAGGCTCCTCTACGCCTGGTATCTTTGCGAGGATGATACTGTTTGTCTCCGGATTTATTGTCTGTTGTATTGTTTCTTGCGCTTCCTTTTGTGCTTGTTGTATCTCTTCGTTTTTTCCTCTTTCGAGTCCGTTTTTCGCTAAATAGGCTAATGAATATTTTATTAAAGCGTCTGATTGTTTCTCGTCAAATTCGTTCGATGTAGCGATTCCGCTTATTACTTTTGATATCGTTTCGGTGTCCTGTCTGTTGTTATCTATGATTCCATTTACCAACGATATCACATCTTTGGCCTCATCTCCAAAAATTGATTGTATGTTTGTAAGATTATTTGTATAGGCCTGATTGATCGATCTCTTTTGCTTTTTGTCGTTGTGTTTCGCTGCGGCATACCCTCCTGCATTTATTGCTGCATATGGAAGCTGAATAACACCGACCACCCCCGCCGTGATAAGCTGTTTGCGAGGATCAACAAGGTCTTTCCATTCAGCTTGTTCGTCTCCAAGCATTGCATGACCTGCAGTAGCAAATTGCTCTTCGAGAAATTCAACTCCAGC